CGGCACGAGAGAGCTTATGGGCGGGGAACGTGTACGGAGAGTTTCTGTGCGTGTGGGGAGTGTGCGTGTGTGGATGCGTTTGGTGAGTGTGCTTGACATTGGGGGATGTTTTGTGCTATGGTGGATACTGGTTGGATGGGGAGGGATATGGTGATAGGTTATGGGTAAATGGGGTAAGGACATGGTTGAGGCCAATCCGGCTGTGTATCGTGAGACGATAGTTGTGATGATGAGGTATGGGGGGTGTGTGGATCAGATAGCCAAGGATTTGGGTATGAGTGAGAAGAGGTTAGTGGCTTATATCCGGTCAGAGGGGTTGGATGTGGAGTTAGGGAGAAGGTCATGGACTTGGAAATCTGTGACGGGCAAGAAGAGGAGGCGTGGACATGCGTTGCGTGACAGGAGTATGGTGAAGGGTAAGAGGAGGGGTACCCCCCGGTAACTTGGAGGGTTGAAGGTATATGGAATTATATTTACCTGAGCGTGGTTTATCATCGAGGCGTGCGTGTGGCAGGGTACAGCGTGTGGAGTTTAATCATGACGTGTATCGGTTACCGACATTGAACCAGATGTTTGGGAGTCATTTTCATGAGCGTGGCAAGGTAAAGAAGGCGGTAGAGTTAGCGTTAACGAGATTGTTTAGGACGAGATTGGACAAGGTTGTTGGTTACCCGGTAGATTTTTATTTTGTGTGGAGTAATAGGACGAGGAGGATAGATCCGGACAATCAGGCGAGTGCGGGCCAGAAACTTATTTTGGATGCGTTACAGAAAGCGGGAGTGATGGAGAATGACGGTACGTATCATGTGGGCAGGTTATATCATGATTTCGAGTATGGTGTGAAAGAGGCTAGTGTAAGTATAGAGTTAGTTGAACGAATATATAATGATGACCGATTAAAGAGTGTGGGTAAGGGAGACAGTATAAGTATAAGGAAGAGGGTGCCATCGGGCAATGGCAGGAAGAAGAAACGTCGGGTGAGTGAGCAGTTGGAGTTATTTGATCTTGATTGAGGTGGTTGGGGGGTTATAGGTTATGTCGATAGTCAGGTTAACGTTATCGGAGGATCAGTTGTTGCGTGCGAGGGAAGTTGGCATGGAGAGACACGGGATGAACCGTGGGTTGGGGGTGGCTGAATCGCATGGGTATAGCGGGGACGACGGTGAGGTTTCGGTAAGGGGCTGCATGGCGGGACTGGGAGTTTCGGTAGTTTTGGGTTTAGATTGGCGAGGTTTCAGGAAAGATTACAAGGGCACGGCGGAGGTTGGTGATGACATTGTGGTGAGATCGACTTTAGCTCCGCGAGGAAGTTTGATATTGCATCCGGAAGACCGGAACGACTGGAAATATGTGTTAGTGAGGTTGCATGGGTTACCGGAACTGGAGATTTGCGGTTGGATAACGGGCAAGAACGGCAAACGCGAGGGCAAGTGGGAGGATCAGGTATCACCGTTTAAGGAGCGGCCGTGTTATTTGTGTCCGGCATGGATTTTGAGGCCGATGACGGACTTGATTCTGGACGGCAGTGAGGATGGGGATGAGGGTGTGGACGAGGGTGATGATTACTTGGCGGGGGAAATAAGGCGGCAATTGGATTTATGGTAGGTATTAAGCTCTTGTGAGGTGAGAGAGGGGAGATGAGGTTAGTAATAGATCCGCATTTGAAGGAAACCAATCATTTGAAGATAGTGTTAAACCTTGACGGTACGCTTGAGAAGGTACAGCTTTATCATGATGGTTCTGCGGGTACGGACGAGATTCTTTCTGTTTATGAAGAGTTGAAGGAAGAGATAATTGTGTTTGGGGTAAAGGCGCAGGAGTTGATGAAGGTTTATTATTCTGATGAGGGAAGGAAGGAAGGGGTTTCGGTGGGGGGTTAAATAACGGATGAATGATGGGTTAGGTTGGTGGTTGCTGATTATGCTTACATCTGCTATCATCATTATTTTAGCTTCGATGGGGATGGTGACGTTACTTAGATGGATGGGTGGTTATGCTTTTTGATGTAATGAGGACGCTGGTTATATTTTTTTCAGCTGCTATACTAGCTGTGGTTCTGATGTATTTAGTGATAATATTCTTTATTGCCGGTTAGGTAGGAGGGGTGAGATGGCTTTTATTAAATATTTGTTTCTGATCATTATGCCGATAGTAGCGGGCATGGTGATGTCGGGCGGGGTAGCACAGTTCCTAGATGCACCATCAGGATTTATTGTTATTGTTCCTACTGTCGGTACTTTGTTAGTAGCATACAGAGGATCTTTTCTATTATCATTTTCTGCTATATGGAAAAATGTAGATACCGAAACACTTGAAACTGCTATTGCCTTTTGGAAAACAGTTAGGACATGTGCAATTGGATATGGTTGTTTAGGGTTTATGATTGGTTTGGTTTCAATGTTAGGAAGTTTGGATGATGTAAGCTCTATTGGGCCAAAGATTGCAATAGGTCTTATATCAGTTATGTATGGACTTAATGTTTCATATCTACTGGCAGCACCATTGATATGTTTATTGGAAACAAAAAAACGTAATAGAAGGAAATAAAGGAGAAGACATGGCTAGATTTGAGGCATGGGTAGAGATGGTCTTGGAACACGAAGGAGGATACGTGGACGATCCTAACGATAAGGGTGGTCAGACGAATATGGGTATCACGCAAAAGAGTTTCAGTGACTTTCTTGGAAGAGAAGCCAGTGAACAGGATATGCGTGAGATGACCCGTCAACATGCACTGGATTTCTATAAAGATTTGTGGGATAAGATGAACCTTGATCGGTATCCACCACCAGTACAGATGCAATATGGTGATATGCAGGTTAATGCTGGTAAGCGTGGAAGTGATATGATTCTTCAGATGGCAGTTAATACTAAGATGCATCCTAATAATGTGGAGAGATGGATTGATGTTGATGGTGTTGCGGGACGAGGAACATTTGCTGCTTTGGAACGTGCAGATTTAACGGCTTTGGATTACTTTGGGGAACGGGTACTGTTTCATGCCAACAATGTGTTTGCTGGCAGCAAGTACGGTATCAAGGTAGGAGATTATATCAGGAAGAGGGAAGCTGATCCGGACAATCAGGATACGTGGGGTCGTACGCGTACGAGTCAGAACGGGTTCTGGCGAGGTTGGTTTCGACGCGACTTGGAAACTTACGAGAAATCGTTACTGGATGGTGACGGCTAGGTAAATGGCGGGATTAGGCGACTTGGTTTTGGATTTGATAAGTTTATGTGGTTGGAAGGCCAAGTTTTTTGATCGTCGTCGAACGGAAAAGGTATTGGAACTTGTCAGGCAGCTGAACGAGATAGATATCGAGGGTCAGCGGGTCTATGAATCGGAGAAGGTGGATCACGCGGGTCTTGATCGGCGTGCGAGAGTCCCTTCGGACGAGGAGTTATGGCGTAAAGAAAGAGCGGAAGGAGTTGATCGTGCATACTGGTGAGAAGGCGCGGGACGAAGAGATTACTAAAGGGGTATTGCATCGGAAATACGGGTATTTGGAGCTGGACAAATCTAGGCCGCTGGTTTATTTGGAAGGTGTTCGGGGCGGAGGCAGGAAGATGGGTGATCCTGTGGGGTACCGGCAACGCGGCGGTTCGGGTGTTTACGCTACCCAGCTCTTGGGTAGAAACTTGTTGATACATCGGTTGGTATGGCTCTACAAGTCATCATCGGCTTATCATTACGGTGACGTACCCAAACTTCTGGATCACATTAACCGTGACGATACGGATAACCGGTACGGTAATTTACGGCCGGCAGATCCCAGTTTGAACGGTATTAATTCGGACTATAACGGTGAAGGGTACCGTGGCGTGACGGCAAAGAAGACGCATTCGGGTCGGTACCGCTGGATAGCGAGGTTATGCAACAAGTATCTGGGTACTTATGACACGGCCAAGGAAGCCGGGTTGGCTTATGACCGTGAACTGTACCGGATATTTGGTGCGCCGAGGGGGTTGGGGAATGACAAGCATTTTCTGGCCTTGTTGAATTTTCCGGAAGAGCGGGCGAACTATTTGGGTCTTGGATGTGCGGAACAGTTGGAATTCCCTTTGTTCGGGGTGGTACATCAGCGGGTACTGGATTTCAGTGATGTTAAGATGGTAGGGGGTTGAGGTTGATGGATATGATGATGGTTGACGGTCACGATGAAGCTATTGTTGGGGTGGTGACAAGATTTGGTCAATCGCCGGTTTTATGTTATGATTACAAAAAAGTTATTGGGACGTTGGTTAGTGGCGGCATGTCGGAAGAGGAAGCGGTAGAATATTTTGATTTCAATATTGAAGGTGCTTGGGTAGGTGAAGGCACGCCGTGTTTCATTGTGCTGGACGACTGGCGAAGGTACATGGAAGAATGAGTGTCAAGGAACTGGCTAAGAGACAAACGCTGGACGATTTTCTGGTTAACAGGATTTGGGACAGGGTACCGGAAGAGAGTCTGGAAGCGTATCAGGCGTTTTTGGTTTATTTGGATGTGGGTGAGTTCCGGTCACTGGCATCAGCGTTCAGGGTACTGCATCCGGGCAAGAACCCGAACGCAGCGTGGCGTAACTGGTCAAAAGAGTATAACTGGCCGGATCGAGCGGTAGCTTACGACGATTTTCTGATAAAGAAAACGCAGCATGAAACTGAACAGCGCGTGGTTAAGGACAAGACCACGATCCGGTTAAAACAGTTGGAGAAGGTACAGCAATCGCAGGAGATCATGTTTGACATCCTGCATTTGGCACGACGGTGTGACGATCCCAAACGCGCCATGGGAAGTTTGAAGGATGTTACGGACGCTTTGGTATCGTTCATGCAGCTGGAACGACAGATGGTGGGGTTGGAACACGAACAGGAAGCTCAAGAGGTTAAACGCAACGGTCAGAATGTTAATATACTGGTAGGTAAACTGGATGAACTCGGAAGCAAACAATTCGATCAGCTTGGCATGTCAGGAAGTGTACCGGCAATCACCGGCACTGCTGCTGAAATCAGCGGAGACGGTGGCATCGGCGATGACGGGATTGCTGAAGATCCTGAACAAGACGAGACAAGTAACTCCGTTGGTACCCAACAAGACGCAGCTGATGGTCTTGCAATCGATTTACGGTCAGGTGAATGAAGGCAAACCTGTCAGGTTGCTGGAACTTAAGGGACGTCAACAGGGATCGAGTACTGGTATAGGGGCTTACTGTTTTCTGCGTGCCATTTGCGAACCGCAAACGAACGCGTTGATTATCACGGAAGAGAAGGGCGGGTCTGCGGCCAATATCTATTCGATGTACGAGAGGTTTTACAGTAACTTACCGTTGGAACTTGACCGTGAAAGTACGCGTATGGGCCAGTTCATGAAGTTTGGTGACCCGGTAGGATCGACGATAAAGGTTGAGGGCGAAAAGAACGTCACCAGTTTTACGTTTCAGGTAGTGCATTTAAGTGAAGCGGCTTTTTTCCAGAACCTTGGCAAGACGTTAAGCATGTTGTATCAGACGGTACCGGACAACCCGGACACTTTCATTTGTTTGGAGACGACGGCTAACAGGTACGGGGACGATTTCCATACCGAATGGGAACGGGCGAGCGAAGGTAAAAGTGATTTCTGTGCCTTGTTTGTACCGTGGTATTACCATGAAGAATATTCATCACCGTTTGCGGACGAGAACGAACGGGAACTGTTTAAGAACCATTTGTCGGACAGCAGCGATTCGGTTTACGGTAACGAATGGTACATGATGGATGTTTATCCGGAACTGACGATGGAGAACATGAAATGGCGTCGTGCCTCGATCCGTAACAGGTGTCAGGGAAGCATGGTGGAATTCAACCGTCAGTATCCCTGCAGTCCGGAAGATGCGTTTCACAAGGGTACGAACACCATTTTCGACATGTCGTATTTGCAGAAAGCGTTACGGCAATACGTTTTTGAACCGGTTAATCGCGGTATGATAACGGAAGAACCCGCGGGTTTGCAGTTCAAGGATGATCCGGAAGGCATAACGCAGATTTTCTATCCTCCGGAACCGCACACGGAATACGTGATGGGCAGTGACCATGCGGAAGGATTGGATGGGCGTGACTATAGTGCGGCAATTGTGCTGCAGCGGTTACCGTTACGGATGGTAGCTAAGATCCGTGGTTATGACGGCAGGCAAGTAAGTATTGACGAGTTCGCTGAACAGATGTATTATCTGGCATTGTTTTACGGTCACGCGTGGATATGTCCGGAGAATAATGCGGACGGCGGTACGGTAGTTAGTCTATTGCAGGAGAAATGGGATTACCGTGAGATTGTTGCTGAACGCGATCTGGGCGTGGTAAACTCCAATCGGTTTGGATGGCGTAACCAGAGCAATACGCGTCGTCGGGGGGTGGGTATGCTACAGGAATCCATCCATGCGGACGAGATCGAGATACCGTGTCAGCAAACGTTACGGGAATGCATGAATTTCCATACGGTGAACGGGAAACCGCAAGCTATTAAGAAAGGCAAACCGAGGAAACAGGGCGAACCGGAAGACGGTTTCTATGATGACTTGGTCTTTTCGCTTATTGGCGGGTTATATGCGCATTATTGCCGACCGGCAGCACGTAGCAGGAAATATTTTGAACGGCAGTTTGAAACGTCGAGGTTTCGTGAACTGTCGATACTGGAAACGAAAGATCACTGGACAAATTATGCTTAAATTGGGAGGGGTTGGAAGATGAAAAGTTTTGATTCCATTCGCAGTGAAGAAGACATTCTTGAAGCGTTTAGGGTACTGAAGAGCGAATCGGAAGAAGCTTGCCGACCGAGATGGCGTCAGATGCGGAAAAACATGTTGGTCTATAAGGGCAGTCATTACCTGAAAGATGTTGATGACGATGTTGCCATAGATGAACGTGTTCCGGGACACCGGTTCCGGATCAGCCGTGATCTTATTGGGCCGATAATCGAGACGTTACGACCGATTCTGATGCGCGGGTACCCCAAATATTTCGTAGAAGCCGATTTCCCGTTCATGCAGGCATCGGTAGGTGTTAACGAGTTGGAAATCCCTATACCGGGCGTTACGGACGGTGATTTGGCGCAACGGTTACAGACGATGTTGTCAGCGGAACACGAATCGCGTAACGAGGGTATACAGATAGCGGAACTGCTGGTTGATGTCTTGGTGGGTGGCACGGCATACCGGAAAGTTATTTATGATCCGGTAAAAAACAGGGTTAACCTGCCCATACTTCATCCGGAAGACGTTTTACCTGATCCGTATGGTACGAGGGTGGATTTAACGGATCACAAATACGTTATTACGCGTATGGATATGGATGTAGCGGACATAGAACGCATTTACCGGATTAAGGAACGGGATTTCGCCGGTGGTGAAGCGGAAAGTTACGAGACGGATAACGGTATCTTGAATACGGTAAGTAAGGTAACAAATTATTTCCGCAATAACGACAACAATTTGGAGAAAGCCACTAATTTTAAGCGTGTCAGGTATCCGGTATACGAGTTGTATTACAATGAAGCTACGCCGGAAGTTAATATGCAAGCGGACAAACCGCCGAAAGCTTTGAAATATCCTAATGGCCGGATGATAACGATAGTTAATGAGAAGAAGGTGGTGGTTGATCGGCCAAATCCGTATTGGCACCGGGAATTTCCGGTAGTTGCGTATCAGGCTAACCCGATGCCGCACCAGTTTTTCGGCAAGACAGAGATTGATCAGCTTGTAACTGTACAGGAAGCGGTGAATATCCTTTATAACATGGTGATAGCCAATGCCATGTTAGCGGGTAACAACCAGTGGATGTATGAGGAAGGGGCGTTATTGGCCGAGGACGTTACGAATCAGCCCGGATTGATGATACCTGTGAGTCAGGGATCGATAGCCGGTAAACGGATCGAGAGGTTGTCTCCTGCACCGATATCGCAGGACGTGTTCATGTTAATGAAAGAGATGGAGACGTACGGAAGATCGGATATGGCGGGTGTTCAGGACGTGATGCTGGGGTCGGCTAAGTCGGGGACGTCGGGCGTATTGGCGAATTCGCTGCAGGCGGCAGCGTTAACGCGTCAATCGTTCAAGATGGTTTCCTTGGACGAGAGTTATCGCCGGCAAGCGAGGCTGGAGATTTACTTGATGCAACAGTTT